GGGCTCGTCCTCGGCTTCGACGGCATCGGTGGAGTCACCGAGAACGGCATAACCGGGCTGAGGGGTTTTTGCGACGGGGGCACCCACAATGAAGGGCTTGCCATTTTCTTTTTTGGCAAGCGTGACGGTGGGACCATCGGCGTTTTTGCCTTCTTCGATGACGATGCCTTTGAGGGCTTTGGAGCCGCTGTAATAGACTGCTTGTTTCATGACGTGAAAGAAGTGAGAGATGCAATGAAAAAGCCCGCGTCACGAAGTGTGACGCGGGCGGTGGAGGGCTTAGCCGAGCAGGACGGCGAGGTGCTCAGGCTTCATGACCGAGACGCCCCACGCGATGGAAACGTGATAGGTGACCATGCGGAAGCCTGGATAGACAGCGAGCTCAAAAACCAGGCCGCTGCGAGGGTCGGTGATGATTTCTCGGTCGGTGGCGAGATCGCCTTCACGCGGCAGGGCTGGCAGGCGCGTGCCAAGCAGGATGGCATTGCGAGTGAAGCCGAGGTTACGCTGACTGGTGTTGTTCACGGTGATGGCGGTGTTATCCGCGACAACTTCCTGGATGCCAGGCGCTGCGACCGTGAAGGAACCACCACTGAGCGCAGTGGCGGCAATATACTTGTGATTGCTGATGGTGACGACATCACCGGCGAGGATGGTGCCGCTGCCAGTATCCACATTAACGGTGGTGTCACCCACCGCCAGGGCGGCGCTGAGCTGGTAGCTGGCACCGGTGCCTTTGGTGGCGTTGTTGATCTGCGCAGAGCCGCGGAAACCAAAGCCAAACAGATCACCGAGCAACCCTTGGCGCAAAAACGCTGAGTCACCGGCTTCATTGACCTTGAAGAGCGAGGACTGCTTGCCGCGCATCGTGGCGATGGCGGTGCTACCGAGCACACAATGACGATCCGACATCGGAGCGCCGTTGTCGTCGAGGATTTTGGCAAGCTGAGCCGCATCACTGAGATCACCTGCGGTGCCGAATGGCGTGGTGCCTGCGGTGCCATAGGCGCGGGAGGCTCCGAGCGCACCGTAATCACAGAGATCGTTCTCGACCTCGTTGGTCAAGGCACGCAGGGCTTGCGCGATTTGATCCTGCTGAATGGTGAGGTAGCCTGCGCCAGTATCCACCCCGCCCTGCTCTTCACCCGTCCAAGAGAAGGGAGCGAAGCGGCTTTTTTGGATGGTGAAGGGTTTGTTGCCGATGGTTTGATCCGCAGCGGCCGGGATCGCCATGGCGGGGGTGATGTTGCCGACGGCGCTGTTGATTGGAGCGACCGGGCTGCGCATGGTGGCATTGAGGGCGCAGCGATCCGCACGAGCATCACGCTGCACGGCGGGGATCATGCCAACCATCTCACGACTCACGACATCCAGCGCGGCGTAGAAATCGGGAATGAGATTGGTGAGCGTGTTGGCGAAGCAGGCACCAGCGGCACGGTTTTGAGGCGTGTGATTAAGGCCGAAGGTGACCGCACCGCCAGCGACAAAGGCGAGGGTGGCGAGTTCAAACCGACCCTGCATGGCAAGGGCGGCAACCATGATGAGAATGGCGATGGTGAGGAGGGCGTTGAGCAGTTTCATGAGAAGCGAAAAGATGGAGTGATGGAGATGTGGAGTGATGGAGGAAGGATTAGTCGATGAGCTTTCCGCCTTTTTTAATGAACTCGGCGCGGTTGTGAGGGGATTGCTTGCTCCACTCATCGCGTTTCATCGTGTTGGTGGGAGCTTCGGGGGCCACGGCACCGGCAACGGGCTGCGCACCGCCGAGGTTTTGCGGGGTGATGCCGTGGGTGCTGAGATCGGTGAGGCGCTGGACCTCGGCCTGCAGCGGAGCCACAGCGGCCTGGACCGCATTGGTGATCTGCGTGGCGAGATCCGGGGCGGTATTGACCGGAGCGGCGGGAGCCGGGGCCGGAGCAGGCGCGGGAGCTGGAGCTGGAGCTGGAGCTGGAGCAGCAGCGGCAGCGGGTTGAGCGGGTGCGCCACTGCCGCCAGTGGGCGGACTGTCAGTGGCGGCGTTGAAGAGCGGTGTTTTTGGCTTGAGCATGGGAAGGGGAGCGCGGGCGGCGTTCGTGAGGCGGGACATGTCAAACAGGGCGAGGACCTCGGCAGGGGCGCGGCGGAGCATGAGGCTGTTGGTCGGCTGCAGGCTGGCGGCCCGTGCGGCGAGGTTTTGCAGCGGCTCGATCACGGTATCGGCAAAGCCCATCTCGACGGCATCCGCGCCGTTCATGTAGGTCTCTTCTTCCATGAGCGTGGCGATCTCCTCTGCCGTCTTGCCGGTGCGTGAGACGTAGAGATTGACGATGCTTTGATTGATCGAATTCAGGGCCTCGACGTAACGCTGCATGACTTTGGCAGTGCCATAGCAGCCGCCGCTGGCGGTGTGGATCATCATCCAGGCATTGGCGGGGATCTGGATGTCCTGACAAGCCAAGGCGGGGTAGGTGGCAGCGGAGGCGCAAATGCCGTCGATGACGCAGGTCTTTTTGGCGGGATGGCGGACGAGGAGGTTGTGGATTGCCATGCCGGTGAAGACATCGCCACCATCGCTGAAAATGGAGAGCTGGATTTTTTTGACGGGGCCGAGGGCTTCGAGTTCGGCCTCGAATTCCTGGAGGGTGCCAGCTCCGCCGGTATTGACCAGCTCGCCCGTCCACCAATCAATTTCCGTCTTGGGCATGCCAATGTAACCACGAAGCTTAAGTTCGGCGACGCCGGTTTCGGCGAGGTTGGTGAATTCAAACCAGCGAACAGGCATTTCCGGGGCTGGAGACGGGGCACGGTTGACGGGGAGGGTGGCTTTGGAGCGTTGATCGCGGCGCATGATGCGCGGCGGGTGTCAAAGCACGCGAGGCAAGTTGATGGTCTGGAGTTGATGGTTGATGGCTCGATCTATCAACTATCAACCCTCAACCATCGACTTTGCCGCAGGGAAACCTTTAGGCGTTCTGCATGGCGTCGGCGAGATCGAGGGCGGAGACGCCGGCGGGATTGCTGCCGGGCATGCTTTGGCGGACGAGTTCGTAAGGAACGCCATGCTCTTCGCAGAGATCGAGCCAGGCTTTGACCTCCAGCACGCGAGCGCGGCGGACATCGGAGGCTTCGAGGCCGAGATCGGCATAGAATTCTTCTTCGGTGCCGAGGCCTTTATCGAGACGCTCCAGCCAGGTTTGGTAGAAGTAGCGTTCGTCGATGGTGATTTTGCGAGGGCCATGCCAGCGGCAAAGGAAGGGGGATGAGCCGTTTTTGGGTGGGCGGCCGTTGTTGATGCGGCCGGTGAGGAGGCCCCAGCGGATGACGAAGTCCCGCGTGGGCTTGCAGAAACGGGAGATCATGCGGCGCATGATGAATTTGAAGAACCAATCGGCCTGCGAGAGCGTGAAGCGGGTCTCGGGGCCGGTGCGTCCGGCGATGGCCCAGACGAAGGAGGGCGGGATGCCGAAGCCCCAGGCAATGTCATTAACGAGCCAATCCATGAAGCCGGTGAAGGTGAGCGATGGGCGCTCCGATTTCACCATTTCGAGCTTTTCGCCTTCTTTGAGGACGGGGATGAGTGCGCCGCCCATGAAGTTGGCGTATTTGCGCATGAGCTCGGTTTCGGTGGTGCCGGTGGTTCGTTTCTCGTCGGTCTTGGTGGCGCGGTTTTTGAAGATTTCACGCTCAAAGCCTTCTGGGGTTTCACCATCAGGGGTGGTAATGACGGCACCGAAGAAGGCGTTCAGATAGGCGGCGGACTCTTCGAGGGTTTTCAGATCCATCATGGTGATGGCGCTGCTTTGGCCGTGATGCGTCCAGGGGAGTCCGCGACCGATGCCGATGCGCTTCGGATCGAGGACGAGCATGAAATCACGAGCATCAAATTCGGCGAAGTTGCCATTCATGGCGGCTCCATAGATGGGGCTGCGCGGATAGCCGGGGGCGGCATCGAGCTGGATGCGGTATTTGAGGGCCTTCCCGAATTCATCGCGGAGGACGCCTTCGCTCCAATTTTGTTTGGCGGTGGCATTGACGGGTGCCCAGGGGGTGAGGCCATCGGAGATTTGATCGGTGGCGAAGAGCTGGAGCTTGGGGGTATCGACGACGCGGCCATTGAGATCACGGCGGAGGATTTTAGCGGCTCCGCAGTCGCCATCTTTCATCATCTCGGGGGCGACTACTTCCTGCATTTCATACCAATTCCGCCCGCCTGCGATGTCCATGCAGGTGTCGTCTTCATTGGCCTCGAAAAGGGCATCGAGAACGCGGTTGCATGAGTCGTCGAACTCTTGATCCCCCGTGGAGGCGTAGGAAACGAGGCCTTCGCCGATGGCGTAACGGCCGCTGCCTTCGATCATGGCGCGGCCGAGGCCGGTGCGGTTGGCGATGAAGCGGGAGCGGGTGATGGAGGTGCGGCGCTCGATGGGCTTCATGTCCTGCAGCGTCCGCGTGGACATGCCACCAGGATCGGTGCCACGTCCGGTGACGCCGGTGCCCCAGGGCGTGGCGGGGGCGGAGGAGGAATCGCCCGTGATGGCGTTTTGCGGTTTTTTGGCGAAGAAAGCGCCGAAGGCGTTGGAGAGGCGGGAACGGAAGGTCATGGCTTAGCCGATGCCGGGGGTGAATTGGACTTGCAGGAGGGCACCGCCGCCGCCGAGATCCGTGCCGCCAAGGTAGTAGATGGCGGAGACGATGGCGTCGTGCTGCGTGAGATCGGTGATGTGACGTCGTGAGCTGGAGGCACCGGCTTCACCGCTGGCGCTTTGGGTTTCCCAGTCTCCGGCGTCGATGGCGGGTGTGTAGTCGCGGCGCTTGGCTTTGAGCCAGGTGATTTGAGCGTCTGTATCGGTGCCGACGGCGTCTTCCGCGTCGAGGAGCCATTTGTTTCTGAGGGAGACGTTCGCCATGTGATGGCGGCGGGGTGTCAAAGGGCGGGAGGCAGGTTGATGGTCTGGGAGTTGATGGTTGATGGCTGGATCTATCAACCATCAACTCTCAACCATCGACCTTGCTTCAGCGTCATCGTCGGTTTCGTCCTCGGCTTCATATTCATCGGCGGCCTGTGAGGCGGCGGTGCGGGGTTTGACCTTATACCAGGCGGCGAGGCATTCGATGAAAGCATCGGCGAAGTCTTCGGGGCCGCCGTCGCGGAACCAATCGCCGACTTTGAGGAGTTTTTGGCGGCGGCCGGTGGTGGTGGGCTTGCGTTTGGCGGTGGCGCGGGCTTTTTCGTCTTCTTCGGTCCAGCGCCGCTTGGTGGTGAATTCGAGGCAGAGGTCGGTATCGGGGTTTTTGAAGAAGCGGAGCTGGCCGACGGGTGGGGTGAGATGATTGGCGAGGGCGGTGGCGATCTCGGCGGCACGGGCGATGCGCTCGTCGTAGAGTTCTTCGTGGAAGGCGTCGGAGTTGAAGAGATAGCGAGGGAGGCTTTGGCGGTCGTAGATGTTTTTGGCCTGCTTGGTGACGAGATCAGGCATGCTGGCGGTCTGGGAGCCGCCGCGACCTTTGGCGGGCCAGAAAAGACGCTTGGCGCAAGGGGAGGCGCAGAAGGCGAGGACGCGTTTGGTGAAGGCACCGTCGCCTTCGTCGATAAGACCGATCTGGACGATGGGCGGGATGCGCTCGTCTTCGGGGGTATCGCCCCAGTCATCGACGAGGACGGGCTTGAGGGCTTCATCGACGAGGGCGTCGAAGCCTTTGAAGACGATGCCGTAGTCGATGATCTCGGAGGAGTCGTCGTCGTAGAAGGCGGCTTTGACCCATTTGCGCCCGTAGTGCTGGGTATCGACGCCCATGATGATGACGCGGGGGACGCGGGAGCAGTGGCCGCGTGCGTGCGTGCCCTGCATGGCGAGGATTTGCGCGAGGGTGCGTGCGTTGTCGCTGGTCTGGCGCTGGACGGGGAGTCCTTCGCGAGATCGACGAAATTTGCGCTGCTTGCTCAAATTTGTGGCGGTGACGATTTCAACGGCGAGATGGCCGAAGGTGGAATCGGGCTGATGAGGGAGGGCGTAGAAGTCGGAGCACTGGAAGGAGAGCTTGCGCGGGACGGGCTGGGGATGGCCGGCATCGGGATCGGTCTCGGTGGGATCGCGGTCGGTGCGGAAGGTGGTGCAGTCGTCTTGGAGAGCGCCGTCGGGGGTATTGGTGGGAAAGTAGAGGCGATGGCGGAGCATCCACGCTTTGTGTTTTTCCTCGATCTTGCCTTTGCACCAGAGGCATTCGTAGTGCGTATCCGTGAGCATGCGTTGGAGGTCCCACTGGCGTGAGTTTTCGCGGCGGCAGTGCTGATAGCGGAGGCCGCTGCGGACGAGGATCTGGTAACCAGGTGGTAGCGGCTGCGGAAGGTGATCGAAGAGGCGGGCGGAGTCGTCGCTGGCCTGCGGTGGGAGGGTGCCGGAGCAATGGGGGCAGGGGACGAAGACTTTGTGGCGCGAGCCGTGGAGGTATTCGGGCCAGATGATGTCGTCTTCGTTGCGGGGCTTGGAGATGACGAAGAGCTTGGAGCCGTCTTGGCGCTTGAGTCGATCTCGGGCGAGATCGACGACGGTGGATTCGCCGCCGCGGAGCTCCTCGGGGGTTTCGTCGCACTCGTCTATTTCAGCCCAGTCGAGGGATTTGTTGGCGAGGCCGCCGACGGAATTTCCGCCGAGGAGGTAGATGGTGAGGCCGATGAGATAGAGGGTCATGTTCTGGAGCTTGTCTTTGTCCGCCGGAATGCGCTGGCGGATGGCCTGGCAGGCGTGGATCATGGGCTTAAGGCGATTGATGCCGATGCGCTGGATTTCCTCGCGGTTGTTGATGACCATGGCGACATCGCGCGGGGCGAATTTGATCTTGTGCATGAGGGCACCGAGGAAGGCGAGCGTCATGCCGATCTGGGAGGGCTTCACGCAGATGAACTCGCGCCAGTGATCTGACTGGATGAAGTCGAAAAGGATGGTGCAGATGGGGGAGAGATTTGGGTCGTAGTAGCCGGGGAACTGCTTCGACTCGGAGGCCTCCAGCATGACGTTTTGCCGGACCCATTCAAGAATGGGCGGCGGAACCTCGATGCGGGAATGCGTGGCGAAGATTTGATCGAGAAACGCGGAGACCTCGGCGCGTTCGCGATCGAGGTAGGAGCGGAGCGGGGTGGTGCGGAGGTAGGACGCGGGGACGGCTGAGAGACGGGGAGACTCGGAGACGGGGAGACTGGGCGCGGGGATGCTGCGTGGAGGCAGCATGACGGCCATCTGCGCGTCGGCGTAGAGTTCGTCGATCTCGGCGCGGGTGGCTTTGCCGTCGCGGTATTTGACGAGCAGGGCGGCGAGTCGCGAGCGATTGAGCGCGTGGCCTGCGGCGGTGAGGTCTGGCGGCGGGGCGGTCATGGCGGGGGCGGGCATGCCTTTAGCCGCGCCAGGACGCCTTCCTGCGTAAGCAGGTGGGGGAGCGTGCCTTTCTCCCATTGCCAGATGGCACGCGGGGAAACGCCGAGGAAGGCGGCAAGCTGTGCCTGCGTCTGGCCGTGCTGCTCACGGTGGGCTTTGAGCTGCTCGGGGAAGGTCATGGCTGGCTCAGGTGCTCGATGCGGGCGATCAACTCATTGAGCGCGGAGCCTACCTGGGCGGCGGTGAGGTCGAGCTCGGGGTCGTAGATCGGGGTCTCGTCGAGGATGGCGCGGAGTTTTTGCCTGTAGGCATGAGGCGTGGGGGATTTCCGCGCTGGAAGGATCGTGCTTGGCGTGAAATCGACGCTTCCCGCAAACCCATTGCCAACGGTGACGGTGAGCAAGCCCTGCCACTCGGATCCACCGGGCAAAGGGGCCACACCTTTGAATACGGCGGCGCTTTCGCCCCAGATGAGGCAGGTGACCAGGACCTCAGGCAAGTCATCGGTAGGCGGGTGATTTTGCGCGAATTCGGCCTCTAGGTTTTGCTGGATGATGCGGATGAACTCGCGGTCGAAGACAAATTTGGTCAGTTTCATAGGTGGTGGATTTGGTTGGTTGGTTTTTAAACTAAAGAATAACGCACCTCACCTTGTCCGCAGCCTGCCCACTTAATGACGCCCTCAGTAACGAGCAGGTCGATTGCCTTCATTAGCGGCTCGCTAGAGGTGTGGAACCATGCCCCCTTGGAGGCGTTGCGGTTGATTTTATTGAGGATGAGGTTGCGGTAAAACATGGCGGTGGGTGGTTGGTTGTTTACTGGATGACGGAGAAGTCGTTGGCGGTGGCGAAGCCTAGCTCGCAGACGTGGTAGCCGCTGTCTTCGGCGTCGATCACTACGGGCCAGAGGCGGAGGGGAAGCCCGTCGGCTTGGACGTTGAGCAACGTGTCGCGGAAGGCGCGGGCGGCGGTGAGGGTGCGGGGCTTGGCGGTGAGGAGTTTGCAGGTTGCTTTCATGTTTCTATATTCGCACATTCTGCGAACCGTGCAAATCCTTTTATCGCATAATGTGCGAATTTTTAAGGGGCCGGGAGGCGCTTGATTTCGAGATCGGGGAAGGCGCGTTGCATGCGGTCGAGGATGACGGCGCAGTAGTCGGGGCTGATTTCCATGCCGTAGCAGATGCGGTGCAGGTTTTGGGCGGCGACCATGGTGGTGCCGGAGCCGAGGAAGGGGTCGTAAACGTCGCCTTCGTGGTTGCGCATCGGGCGAGCCATGCACTCGACGGGCTTTTGGGTGGAGTGGCCGGTCTCGGATTTCTGCGGCTTGTCGATGTCCCAGACGGTGGTCTGCTTGCGGTCGCCGATCCAGCCGCCTTTGCAGCCTTTGCGGACGGCATACCAGCAAGGCTCATGTTTGTGATGGTAGTCGCCACGACCAATGACGAGGCAGTTTTTATTCCAGATGATCAAGGCCCTGGAAACAAAGTCAGAGCTGACGAGACTGCCATGAACCACAGGCGTGAAGGTGGACGCGTGCCAAGCATAGGCGACTTCAGCGGGGGAGAGCTGCCAGGCTTCAGACCAGTCGGCACGGTCGTCGTTTTGGACTTTGCCGATGGCTCGACCACCGATGGTTGAACCATCAACCCTCAGGGCATCATTTCTCCAGTCGGCATCGTATTCGACACCATAGGGCGGGTCGGTGATCATGAGGCGTGGCTTTGCGCCGTTGAGCAGGCGGGCCACATCGGCAGCTTCGGTGCTCGATCCGCACATGAGGCGGTGATTGCCGATCTGCCAGACGTGACCGGTTTCCACCTGCCAGATTTTATTGAGCTCAGCGGCGCGGTCGATTTCGGGCTCGGCGTCGGCATCGCCTGCGGGTGGTGGCGGTGCGGGTGGCAGGGCGGCGAGCATGGCGAGGACGGGATCAACGTCGGCGGTGCGCAGGCTGGTGAGGAGGGCGTCGAGCTTGTCCTCGTTGTTTTTGCCGGAGTGGTCGTTGCCGGCGAGGAGGCGGGCTTCGTGGGTGGCTTCATCGTAGTCCACGACGGAGACGTCGGCATGGGTGAAGCCGAGGGCGATGAGGCGCGGGACGCGGACATGGCCGGAGACGAGGAGGCCGTTGCGTGAGTTCCAGACGATGGGATCGAAGTAGTCGTGCGAGAGGCTGGCGTCGAGCACGCGGATTTCTTCGGAGTCGTCGGGCGGGATGTCGCGAGGGTTTTTGGGGTGCGGGCGGTTCACGTCCGCGAGGGGCATGCGGACGAGGTTGAGGGCGGCGATTTTTTCGGGTGCTGGATTTGGCGAGGACATAGGAAGGGAGGGGATCAGGCGACGTCGAGGGTGAGCGGGGGCGGGGCTTTAGCTTGGAGCCAGGCGGCGCATTCCTGCCAGAGCTGGACGGGGGCGAGGCGGATGAAGTCGGGGACGAATCGCCCCTGCATGAGCGGGGTGCAGTGCTCGATCCAGAGGGCGCGGCGCTTTGCCCGGCGCTCGGCGGGATCGACGATGGCGTCGAGCTGGGGCTCGATGCGCTCCAGGAAGTGCATACCCCCGACGACGATGCCGGTGATGCGGGGCGCGAGATCCTGCTCGACGCCGGACCGCGAGATCAGGAGCTTGCGCTTTTCGAGGACTTCGAGGGTGCGCTTTTCAGCGATGGTGAGCTCGGAGTAGGCTTCGTTGTAACGGGCGTCCTGCAAATCGCCCTGCGTGCGGTCTCCGGCGGTGTAAAAGGCGTCGCGGGCCTGGCGAAGGGCGGCGACGCGGGCGCGTTTCTGGTGCAGCTCGTTTTCGAGGCCCTGGAATTCATCGGGAACAGCGGGCGGCGGGGGATTTGAGCCGGAAAGCGCGGGCGGCGGTTGAGGTGGCGAGGGCGGCGCGACCGCGCTGGACGCTGGCGACGGTGCGGAGGGTGGCGGATTACCAGCCAGTTGAACCGCGATGGCCTCACGAACGTCGGCGGGAAACTGGTGTTTGAAGCATCCACGCTCCCGCATGCGCAGATACCAGGCTTCAAGCTGCGCGGGATTATCGAAGGGCGGCCAGTCTTTTTGGGCGTCGCCATGTTTCTTCCAGCGGAAAAAGGTGCGGCGGGCAATGCCGATGTGTTCGTAGTCGTCAGCCGCCCGCAAATAGCGCGGCCCCGAAGCGCTTTGAGGCACTGGGGGCGACTTTAGCTCAAATTCATCGGCGGCGGGCACAACGTTAGCCGAGTGTCAAAACGAGAGTGCCTAAAACAAAAAAAGTGCTGATTATGCCGATTGCCTGAG